CCGCCGAGGAGGCCGTCGCCTGGGCCAAGAGGCCGTCCATGGTCAACCCCGCCGTCACCAACTACGACGCGCTCAAGCTCGACGTGCAGCGCATCGCCCGCACGACCGACGCCGGAACCCCCGTGGTCACGATGATCTCCGTGCCCATGGCCATGGCGCATTGGGCGTGCCTGAGCCGCATGCTCGTCATGGACGAGCCGTCCCTGGCATGGCGCATCCACCCGCAGTACGTCGAGGCGCTCGACAGCCAGGCGGGCACCGCATGGCTGCAGATCATGTTCGCCGACATCACGGGGCGCCGCCCCGAGGCGCGCAGCTGGCGGCACGCGAAGGGCGCGGTCGCGCGATGACGCGCAAGGGCTCGGCCCAGAGGCCGTGGACGACCGACGAGATCGACCGGCTGCGCGACATGGCCGGCAGGCTCCCGCGCCGCGACATCTGCCGCGAGCTCAAGCGCTCGAGCGGAGCCGTCAAGATGGCCGCCAAGCGCCTGGGCCTGTCTCTGAGGTGCTGCCGCACCCGGCTCGTATGGTGCGACGAGTGTGCCGGATGGCGCTCCGCCGTCGACAAGGACGGCCGATGCCGCGTCTGCCGGATGCGCGAGCAGCTCGCAGGCCGCGAGGCGGCGTGCGTCGAGGTGTACGCATCGATGACCCCTCGGCAAAGGGCCGCCTACGACGACCAGGAGGCCAAGCGCGGCACGCGCCCCTCGTCCCTCGGCCCCAGGCCGAAGAGGCGCGAGAGCTGCCCCGTGAGCCGCTACGAGCGGGACAAGGCCGAGACGGCCTACCTGCTCGCCCTGGAGGAGTGGGAGCACCGCAGGCTGCTGCTGCCCTACAACGCGGCGAAGACCAGGCTCAAACGGATGAGAGAGGTCTTGGGCACCAATCCCAGAAAATCGAAATGAGTGTTACTTTTCAACGTTTTACCTAGTCAGAGGAGGATATATGGAATTACGCGAGATCGGCATAGACGACGTGTACCCCGACGAGAAGAATCCGCGCAAGGACTTCGGCGACATCGCCGCGCTCGCGGAGAGCTGCATGCTCAACGCGCTCAACCCCGGCGAGCCGGTGAACCCCATCGTGGTCGTCGAGGACGGCGGGATCTACCGCATCGTCGACGGCGAGCGCCGCTACAAGGCCATGTGCAAGAACAAGCTCGCCCGCTGCCATGCCGTCGTATGCGACGACATGGACGAGGCGAACGCGATGGTCGCCATGGTGGCCACGGACGACAAGCGCCCTCTGACCGACGTGGAGCGAAGCCGGGGCGTGCAGCAGATGCTGCTGCTCGGCGTGGATCCCGAGCGCGTGGAGCGCGCCGGGCGCATGCCGAAGGGCGCCGCCGCCAAGCTGCGCCGCGCCCGCGCCGCCGTGGACGACGCCGGCGACGACATGACCATCGACCGCATGCTGGCCATCGCCGAGTTCGAGGAGCTCGGCGAGGGCGCCGCCGTCGAGAAGCTGACGAGCTGCCGCGAGGGGGAATGGCGCGACGTCGCGAAAGCCGAGCGGCAGCGGATGCAGCGCGACGAGCGCCGCGCCGCGCTCGTCCGCGCATGCGAGGACGCGGGAGTCGCGATCTCGGAGAAGCGCCTGTACAGCCAGGATGGGTGGTCGTGGTGCGAGGACGTGAAGGATCCCGACGCCCTCGCGCAGGCGGTCGCCGGGATCGACGGCTGCGCCGCGTACATCCTCGAATCCGGAACGGGACCTGCGATCGAGATCTGCAAGCCCGTCTCCGCCGACGAGGAGAGGGTCGATCCGGAGCAAGTGGAGCGGAAGCGCCGCGTCGACGAGGTCAAGGAGTCGATCGAAGCCGCGAAGGCCGCGCACCTGGCCTGGTTCCACGCGCGCATCGAAGACCTCGGGTCCATGCCCTGCGTCATGGAGGTGGTCGAGGACGCGGCGCTGTCCGGATACGGCGGCATCGGCGAGAAGGTGAGCAAGTTCGAGAGTGCGACCGGCACCGAGGTCGACGGCATGTTCTGCCCCCGGCTGGCAGCCTACGGCTACATGATGGCCGCCGGCAATGCTGAGCTGTATCCGTGGATCTCCGATGCCCTCGTGGACGGCAGGTGCCCATGCTACGCGTCGAACGTCGAGCGCTTCCTCGGCTGGCTCGCCGCCTTGGCAGCCGACGGATACGAGCCGACCGCGGCAGACATAGATCTGAAGAGCCTGTGCGAGTCCGCGCTGGCGCACGACGAAGACGAGGAGGAGTAGCATGACCGTGAAGATCAACAGCCTGGAGGTCGAGAACGTCAAGCGCGTCAAGGCGGTGGTGCTGGAGCCGGCCGAGAGCGGGCTCACCGTCATCGGCGGGCGCAACGGCCAGGGCAAGACCAGCGTGCTCGACGCCATCGCCTGGGCGCTCGGCGGCGACCGCAAGCGCCCGAGCGAGGCCAAGCGCGCGGGCAGCGCGACCGACCCTCACCTCAAGGTGCAGCTGTCGAACGGCATCGTGGTGGAGCGCAGGGGCAAGGCCGGCTCCCTCAAGGTGACCGACCCCGAGGGGCGCAAGGGCGGCCAGCAGCTGCTGGACTCGTTCGTCGAGTCGCTCGCCCTCGACCTTCCCAAGTTCCTGGCGATGAGCGATAAGGACAAGGCCAAGACGCTGCTCGGCATCATCGGCGTGGGCGAGGAGCTCGCGCGCCTGGAGGCCGAGGAGCAGGCGCTCTACAACCGGCGCACCGGCGTCGGCCAGATGCGCGACCAGAAGAAGGGCGCGGCGGCCGACATGCCCATGCACCCGGACGCCCCAACCGAGCCCGTGAGCGCCATGGAGCTGATCCAGGCGCAGCAGGAGATCCTCGCGAGGAACGGCGAGAACCAGCGCAAGCGCGAGGAGGCGCGCAACATCGAGGCCCGGTGCGATCAGATGCGCGACAAGCTCGCCGACCTGACGCGCCGTATCGACGAGCTCAAGTCGGAGCGCGCCGCGCTCAACGTCGAGTACCTCAAGTCGGTCGAGGACTTCGGCGTCGCGAGCAAGACCGCCGAGCAGCTGCACGACGAATCCACAGCCGAGATCGAGGCGCAGCTCGAGCGGATCGAGGCGGTCAACGCCAAGGTGCGCGACAACCAGCGCCGCGCGGACGCCGAGCGCGAGGCCGAGGAGCTGGCCGAGCAGTACGACGACATGACCGAGCGGATCGAGGCCGTGCGCGCGTCCAAGATGGCGCTGCTCGACGGGGCCGACCTGCCTCTGCCGGGACTCGCCGTGGAGAACGGGCTGCTGGCCTACCAGGGCCGCAGGTGGGACTGCATGAGCGGGTCCGAGCAGCTGCGCGTCGCCACCGCCATCGTGCGCAAGCTCAAGCCGGAGTGCGGGTTCGTGCTGGTGGACAAGCTGGAGCAGATGGACGCCGAGACCATGCGCGAGTTCGGCGAGTGGGCAGAGGGCGAGGGCCTGCAGGTGATCGCCACCCGCGTGTCCACCGGCGGCGAATGCTCCATCGTCATCGAGGACGGATACGGCGGCGCGGAACTCGGACAGGCGGCCGAGCGCGCTCCCGAGTTCGCCGACGCCCCGACCGTCCGGACGGACGCGAACGAGCCGGCGCGCGTCCCGATCCTCCTCCCAGCCGACAAGTGGGTGATGTAGATGGCGCTCAACATCACGCGCGGCGCCGTGCCGAAGGCCCAGAAGGTGATCGTGTACGGGCCGGAGGGCGTGGGCAAGACGTCCTTCGCGGCGAAGTTCCCCGACCCGCTCTTCATCGACACCGAGGGCAGCACGGAGCACTACGACGTCGCCCGCACGGAGGCGCCGCGGAGCTGGACCATGTTGCTGGACCAGGTGCGCGAGGTCAAGGCGACCAGGCCCTGCGCGACCCTCGTGATCGACACGGCCGACTGGGCTGAGCAGCTGGCGATCCGCCACGTCTGCTCGGAGAAATCGTGGAAGAGCATCGAGGATCCCGGATACGGCAAGGGCTACACGTTCGTCGTCGAGGAGTTCGGCAAGCTCCTCAACCTGCTCTCCGACGTGGCCGAGGGCGGGATCAACGTGGTGCTCACGGCGCATGCCGCGGTCCGCAAGTTCGACCAGCCGGACGAGGCCGCGAGCTACAACCGGTGGGCTCTCGCGCTCATCGACGCGGCCAAGATGTCCGACGCCGCGAAGGCCAAGGAGTGGGCCGACGCCGTGCTGTTCGCCAACTACGAGACGATCGTCGAGGTCGTCGGCGAGGGCAAGGGCGCGAAGGGCAAGGCGCGCGGCGGGCAGAAGCGCGTGCTGCACGCCCAGCACCACGCCTGCTGGGACGCGAAGAACCGCTGGGGCCTGCCGCCCCAGGTGCCGCTCGACTTCGCGCAGATCGCCGCGTTCGTGCCGGCGGCTCCGGCCGCGTCCAGGGTCCGGGCGGCGAGCGCCTCCGTCCCCGCACGCCCGGCTGCCCCGGCAGCGCCGCCCGCGAAGACCGCCCCCGCCGCGCCGACGGCCCCCGCAGCCGCGGCACCTGCCCCGGCGGCGCCGG